CATTTAGCTTAACCTTTTTTTGAATATCTTTTACCTCAATGCCAGATGATTTCATGATAGTAATAGCGGCCGCTTCAATTAAATCCCCAAATAAATTTCTCATTTTAAAATTATAAGGCAGTGGTTCTGATGGGGCACCAGATTTTTCCATCTGTAATTGGCATAAAGGTTTGCCAATATTTGACATTCGATATGCAAATTCTTTTTTTCTTTCTTCTGTAAATTGTTTTTTAAATGCATCTTTACATGCATTACCAAATTCTTCAATCAGTTCATCTGATACTTCAACGGAGGCTTTATTGGCCTCCGCTAAAAACATTTGTACTTTTGTTAAAATACTATTCATTATGATGCAAAAGCTTTTTCTGGGCTATCTGCCTCAACTTCATTTATAACTTTTGCAGAATCAGCATCATGGACTTTATTGTCTTGAGCTTTCTTCCAAGATTCAACAACCTCTTTATTTTCCTCAGTTATTAACTGATTAAACATTTCAATTGTTTCATAATTTTTCTTAGTAAACTCAACCTCATCTTTATCTAAAGATATAGAAGTCATGTAGTACACATTAGCACCATGTTTTTTACGTTGAGTATCTAATAAAAGATTGGTATTTTGTTGTAATTTATCTTGACCTTTAATGCTAGTTATAGCCTCATTTATAGGTCTAAAATTCATACCTGTTGCTCTCCACAAAATAGGTAAGTTTTCAATAGTGACATCCTTACCATCCCCTGTAACAGCATCCATGTTAAGTAAACCATATACTAAAGTATAACATTTAATTTGTTTTTGTTTAGCTTGGTCTTCTCTTGATAAAGTTTCTATTTCTTTAAAAGGAACTTTACCACATTTTATTCCACCATTAGCATCAATAGCCTCATCTTTCCATGATTTAAAAATAATAGATTTATTTGCATAATTATTTTCATCTGGATTATACTCCATATATTGATATGAACGAATAAATGGTCTCAATTTAACTGTACCATTTTTCTTACTATATACCAATTTTTCTGATACTGGGTCATAGATTTTGTAAGTACCAACTTCTACTTTATTCCCATCATCATCTTCGCCCATTCTATTTATTGCTAGACGAGATAAGATTACTGATGAACCACCACCAGAGTCATCTTCTTGTCCTGTTAATCGCATTATTTGTTCTTTCGATAAAGAATCAAAATTCGCTAAGTCATTTACCATATATTAATCTCCTATTTAAGGTTTATATTAATTTCTTTTAACATAATTACTACTTATGTCAAGCTACTACATTTGTATTTAGCCAGTTTTCTCCAATTTTTACTTCGGTATCAAGAGGAACATTGAAATCTATGCCGTATAGTTCCTTCAGTGAATCTACTACTTGTGCTGAACCTGTTCGCATAAGATTAACTGCAATGTCCTCTTCATCCGGATACACATCAGCAACAACTGAATCGTGTACTGTATTGATTAACATACTTTTTACATTATGTTTATCAAATAACTTTTGTATATTTATACATGCCAGTGGTACTATATCTGCTGTAGCAAATCCTTGCACTGGATAATTTTTTATTTGAGTTGAATAACTTGAACCACCCCAGGGCATTCTTTCAGCATATGGAAATGCATACTCTCTGCCACTTGGAAGTTTAACAGTTTTATAAGTTATAGCCTCATCTTGTAATTTATCATGCCATGCTGTTATCCCTTTATATTTATGTTTAAAAGCCTCATAGTATCTTTTTTCATTATCTGTACCAGACATACCACCATACAAAGGTTTAAATGTATGCCCTTTTGCTTCTTGTCTTGATACCCCAATGATGTCGGCTGTGTATTGATGAACATCTACACCATTTTTTATATCTTCCATACCTTGTTTGTCCTGTGATAAAAATACTGCAGTTCTAAATTCTAACTGTGCAAAATCTATTTCTGCTATCTTACCATTTTCAAATCTAGAAGTTATAACTTTTCTTATAGGAAAAGTATTACCTCTTGGTTGGTTTTGAAAGTTTGGGTCTTTACTAGATAATCTACCTGTAGCTGTAACACATTGATTAAATTGAGGATATAAAAATCCATTCGCACGAGTATGTGCCCTAATACCTTCTACAAATGTAGATAGATAAGTTTCTAATGCATTATACCTAGTAATCTTTTCTACAAAAACTTTTAACTCTTCATCATCCCCTCTAACTTTATCTAATGTTAATCTATCTGTTTTAAATCCACCTTCTGATGCATCAAAAACACCTCGTGGCGTGGCACTAAACCCCGCACGTTCTTTAGTATTCTCATATAAAACACCCTCTGCTTTACATCTAGAACATTTTGATAAATTTTTATAAGGGTCTCCATTAACTTTTATTTTTTGAATATAACCTTTACCAAAACATTCCCCACATCTAATAGCTTTTGTTTTATATATAGGCATTAAATGTTCCATTAATACTTTTTTAAATTCTAGTTTAGACATCTTAGGTCTTTTTTTCTGCCTTCTAGTAAACTTATCAATACCAATATTAAAATGTTCTACCCAAGATTTTTTATCAATAATTCGTACACCATATACTAACCAAGATAATTGCTCTGGACTAGATGGATTTACTTTTGTATCCCCCATTCTAGTATGTATAATCTCATCTAATTCTACTCTTAATTTAGCATGCTCTTGTTTAAATTCTTCCCCAACTTCTTCTAACTTTTCTGTATCAATTTTAATACCATTTGTTTCCATACGTGTAAGTATAGCACAGAACTGACACATTATTCGCACAGTATTAATTAAACCTTTATTGCTAGGCTTTTTAAAATCTTCCATTTGACTATTAAAAAGTGCTCGAGTTGCTATTACATCTTGCCTACCATACTCATCAACAATTTTCATTGGTATATTTTCAAAAGAAATATCTCTTTCAATATAAGATTCAGTTAAATCTGATTTTCTATTAACGTTTCTTCTTTCACAACAATGTTTTAATTTTAAACTTTTTTTAACACCTCTACTTAAAACATATTCTCCAATCATTGTGTCATATATTTTTCCAGAATATGTAAAACCGGTTGCCAACAGCCAGGATAAATCAAATTTTATATTATGGCCAACTAATAGTGTAGTCTTATCAAGAATATCTTGAATAGATTTTATATCTGGTTCACCTTTATACTCACTATGATTAAAGAAAAAGTATTCATCATTTAAACCAATGCTAACTATAAAATTATTTGGGTCATTAAATGATGGGTCTTTTTTCTTACCTATAATTTGATAAGATGTTTCTATGTCAAATACTGTAATCAATCTCTATACCTCGATACTTCTGGAACTATTTTAACCATTATCTTTCCATGCCACCCTGTTATTTTATTCTTACTTACTGATAAACTTCTATCGTTATCATTACTATAATCGCTATTGGGTTTATAACCTACGCCTATAATAACATCAGCTTCAGCAGCTTTACCTGTTTTACTATTCTCCATCATATCAAATGTCATATCCCATTTACCAGATGCATCAGCAGATGCTTGGGATATACCTATTAAAGAACAATCTCTTCTTTTTGCTATCTCTCTAGCACCTGTATATATTGCTCTCAATTTCTCATCCCCTCTTGCAAATGAACCACCCATATGTACTTTATCTAACTGGTCAATTATTAATACATCTGGTTTTTCTTTTGCAACATAAGAATCTATTTTTTCTAATGTCCAATCAACTGTATCTAATATTCTTATTTTATCTTTTATTTGCCCCCATAATTCACTAGCTTTTGTAGGATTCTCTTTTATTTCAGCAAATGTCATACCTGTATGTGCATTAATTAGTCTCATTTGAGTCCTTATTGCAGGTTCCTCATTAATCAATGCACACACTTTAGCCCCTTGAGTAGCAAAACCGTTCTGACCTGCGACCATATTAACCCAGAATGCAGTCTTGCCACTCTCGGGTCTGGCGAAGACGATGATAAGGTTGCCCTCGCCAATCCCGTTAACTTTGTTTTTTAAATCTGTTAAATTAAATTTCCATTTTGTATTATCTTTTAACTCATCAATAAGTTTATTAATATCATTTGTAACTGTATCAAACTCTTCTTTATTAACACCTTTTAATTCATCTATTAAACTTTGAATGTCATTAAAATTACTCTCTTCTGTATTATTATATATGTTAGTTGACACAACAGCAATTCGTCTAGCTATGTCTTGTTTGTGCATTGCCTCTAAAATAGTTGTTGCTATTTTTTTATTTGGTTTTTCTTTTTTTACTTCTTCCAATAAAGAATAAAAATTATCTTTAGCTGCTCTTGTTAAAGCAGGGTTATACACTTGTGTATGTAATGTTGCTAATTCATCAATACTAATATTAGATTCAGAATCTGAATGTGCTTTAGTTATTGTTTCATATAATTTACCTGTGCCATTGGTAAACATAGATTTAGATACTCGACCTTTATTCTCTTCATAAAAATCTTTTTCTAATAATAAATTTATAAGTTGTTTTTCAATCATATTGTTCGCAGTTGTTTTAATATTTCTTTCATTAATTTAGTTTTAGATTTATCTTTCCAATGTTTTATATAGAACTTTGCAACCTTTCTGTCAAGTCTACATGGTGATTTTGAAAGAGGCCAAGTACGTAAGTACCCCAAATAAGACCTACATGACATCATGTACATAGGCATTTCAGTTCGTTTTAATTTTAATTTTTTATATTCCCCATTAAGTGCATATATACAATGAAAATATTTTTGTTTTTCTAACACAAACCAAGGATAACTTCCACAATCAATTAGTTTCCACATTATACATTCTCAAAAAGTTTTTTTATTGGCAATATAACACATTTAGATGCATGTCTATCTCCAACCATTCTAGTGTATTGTTCCTTATATTTTTTAACAATTTTTTTTAATTCCTTAACTTCAAAAACTAACATACAGTGATTTTTATTTCCCTTTGCAAGTATTTGTATCCAGTAATCTGATTCAGTTGCATTAATACCACTAGGTTTACCATTACATTCATATTCTAATGCTATGTTACCTGTTTTATGCCACCAATCTCTTTCAGTTTTAACTTCTATTTTTTTATTACTAAAAATATCGTGAACTTGTTTCTCTCTTAATTGACCATATTTTAAATCAATATCAAATTTTTTATTTGCTACCATGTACTCCTTATCGTTGCATTATTGAGTAATCATTACCCATTTCCCATTCTTCAGTGCCTTTACATAAATTACAAATTCTATTATGA